GTCATTATGAATCAAAGGCTTGGGCTTCTATCCTTACTTCTCGAGAGTATGCTCTTCCTGAGCGTGCTCGTCGAGATGTCGGGGTAGACTCCGTGAAGTACTCCGTAGGTCAACCTATGGGTGCTTACTCTTCGTGAGTTATGCTGGCTGTTACTCATCATGTCATTATTCAATGAGCGGCGTGATTGGTTGGAAAAGTAGGATGAAAACGGTGATTTGAGGATTACGTAGTCCTTGGTGATGATGTGGTCATATTTGATTCCCTTGTGGGATCTGCATATTTCCATATCATGACTGAGATCCTAGGTGTGTCAATCGGGTTAGCGAAATCTATTAAGTCTTATCATGGACTTGTATTAGAATTTGCTAAGAAGTTTTGGGTAAATGGACGGAGATGCTTTGTAGTCCCTATAAGGGATTGCATCGTATCCTGTCTTTCTACCGATACTTTAACTGAGTTTATGCATAAGCATGATCAGTCCCTGAATGACTATCTACGGATGAGAGGGCTTGGTTTTAAGAGTCGTTCTAAGTATAGAGCTAACTTTTGAAACATGCCCAATCGGCTACGCGTCTACTTGGTGACATGGGCGTATGGAGAGCGAGAGTTCTTTGATTGAGTTACAATGAAGTCTCTTTCCGAAAACTGGACTGTTACCTTAGATGGTATACATGCCTTTGTTCGTGAAGTAGACAAATTGCGCTCTGAGCTAGTTCAACGTCTTGAACGCCGGAAATCTCCGGTCGCTCAAGATTTTGAAAAGCTTAATTCAAAGCCCTTTTACTCCCATACCTCAGTTCTCCAGGAGATGCAGGAAGTTATGGAGTATAATCAGCTCCTTAACTCGATGCGCCTTCGGTCAATTCCCCAGGACCTGTTCTCTTATTCTCCCGAAGACCTTAGAACTCTCATTTGAGAGATTCTATGGGATATCGAGAAATTAGAGGCGGCCATGGAGAATCTACCCGAGAACTCATTCCTTAAATGGCACCGTGAAGATGATCGTCCTTTTAACACTATCTCAGACTTATACCTTAAATGGTGTCGTCTGAGTAACTGTTTTAAGAACAATCAGAACCCTGTGTCTGAGAGACGTTACCAACCGGTTGACGTCGAAGAAGTTCTACCTGAGCCTTACTCATGATCAGCTCCCCACGTAACTCATTGATTTTTCGAACAATGGTTACCGGGGGAGTTCTGATGCTGTGTTTATGTATATTTAGTCTTACCATATCGATGGTTAAGGCGGAATATCATTTACATAGTTGAGTTTGGCTTTGGTGCAGGATGGGCAGCATGGTTATTGGGTTGATTACCTGAGCCAGGCTGATTAGCTGAAAATGTTGTCCACGACATTGATGCTGATGTTGGGTCTACAGATGACTCAACTCCACCTGCAGATGGTCTTATGGAACTGTGACTAGCCCTTCTTCTTGGTTGGTTCGGTGTTGGTTTTGTTCTATTACTATTGGGCTTGATTTTCCCTCTAGATGAACTTATATCCTTCTCCGAGCTGTTCCATGAGATGGCTAGTTACCGCTCGCCACCTTTTATAATTGTTGATCCTCCAATATCTGAACCATCACTTTTCCGATTTCCGACTTATTCGGAACTCGTTGAGTGACAGAACAGACCTGTTGGATCACCTAATGTAATTAGGTCCCCCGAGTTGGGTCATGGTTGATCTGAACCGTGACCAGTTAATGAGACTTGACCAGAACAGTGGCGTTAACTTCCGCATCTAGAATATCTATTAGATGTGAAAGATTGAGCTATTTACTATGGGAACTCAAATGAGTCCCTACCTCGTCTCCAGGCAATTCCCTGTTTCTAACAAGAAATATACTCCGGAGGAGAGGTGGTAGGTAAAGGTTTGAGAGGTTAGCAAAAGAGTGAAAACTCGTATGGTAACATATCTGCAAGCCGGTCCCACCAGTAATAGTAATATATCTCAACTTTTTAAAACCGAGACT